GACCACCGAGATCTACACTCTTTCCCTACACGACGCTCTTCCGATCTCCTACGTGACGCGCGCCGGCCTGGGCGGAGCGGAGCAAGTCTGGCCGGTGCTGGACGCCCAGAGCGATGCACCCGGCGAGGATGGGCGTTTTGGCCCGGTGATGCTGCACTACGCCATCAACCGGCCGGTGGGCGCGGTGCGCGGCGAGAGCGACCTGGCGCCGCTGCTGCGCTGGCTCTCGCGCTACTCGGGTTGGTTGGAGGATCGCGCGCGCCTCAACCGCTACCGCAACTCCTTCCTCTACACCGTGCGGGCTTCCTTTGCCAGCGAGGCGGAACGGCTGGCGCGCCAGCAGGCTCTGGCCGCCAACCCGCCGGCGCCGGGCAGCATCCTGGTGACCGATAGCAGTGAGGAGTGGAGCGTGCTCTCGCCGCGTCTGGAGAGCCAGGATGCGGCCGAGGATGGCCTGGCGCTGAAAAAGATGATCGCGGCAGGCGCGGGCATTCCACTGCATTTTCTGGCCGAGCCCGAAAGCGCCACTCGCACCACGGCCGAGGCGGCGGGGGGGCCCACCTACCGGCGTCTGGAGCAGCGCCAGCGTTTCTTCTGCTGGTTGATAGCCGATGCTGCCCAGGCGGCGTTGCGACGGTGGGCTGCGTTGCGTGGCGAGTTTCCACGTGGGCGGGTGTGGGTGGAAGGTGCGGACCTTTCGGCACGTGATAACGCCTCGGTAGCGGCCGCCACCGAGGTGGCCACCAAAGCGCTAGTCAAGTTATGGGAGCGCAAGCTGATCGACGACGCGGAGCTGCTGCGGCTGTTCTACCGCTTCGCAGGGGAGGCAGGCAAATGAGATCAACCGACCAGACCCAACGAGCCACCCTGGCGGTGCAGGCCGCGGTGAACCCGGTGGGCGAATTCGAGGTGATGGCGATCACGGCCGGGGTGGGTAACGGCTGGGAGTTCGGCCGGGAAGTGCTGCAGGACTCGCTGCCCTTGTGGGAGGGAGTGGAATGTTTCGTCGACCACTCGTGGTTTGGTCATTCGATCCGCGACCTGGGCGGAGTGGTCAAAAACCCAACCTGGGATGAAGTGCTACATGGGATCAAGGTCCAACTCAAAGTGATGGGGCCGTCCGGTCCTCTGGTGACTGAGTTGGGTAAACAAATTCTATGTGAGGGAGATGCACGTCCGCGGGTTGGGTTTTCAGCGGATGTGAATTTTCAATCCAGCGGCCGCAAGGTGTTGAAGATCCTGCGGGTCAATTCGTTGGATCTGGTGTTCAACCCGGCGCGAGGGGGAGCCTTCGTACGGGCGCTCAATTCGATGGGTGGAGGGTATGCGATGGCGGATCAGAATGGGGCGGAGACGCCCATCCAGGAGCTGCGCCAGGAAGTGCTGGCGGCTCAGGAAACGGCGCAGCAGGCGCAGCGATCGGCGCAGCTGGCGGAGGAAGCAGAAGCGGTGAAGGAAGCCAGGCTGCAGCTGTGCGGGGTGCTGCTGGATACGCGCCTGGGGGCAGCGAAGCTGCCGGCGGCGATGGTGGAGCACATCCGCGGGCAGTTTGCGGGGCGGGTCTTTTCCAGCGCGGAGCTAGACCAGGCCATTGAAGGCGGGCGCAAGCTGGTGAGCGACCTGACCGGCTCGCTGGTGGCCCAGGGTATTGGGTGTATCCATGGCATGTTTGACTCGAACGACCGCCTGCAGGCGGCGGTGGACGACCTGTTTGAGGTGCCGCGCGAGAAGGGCCTGGAGGGGATGAAGGTGGCGCGCTTGCAGGGTATCCGCGAGCTGTACCTGATGCTGACCGGGGACGACGACCTGCACGGCGGTTATTACGCCGAACGGGTGCGCCTGGCCACCACGGCCGACTTTACCGGGCTGGTGAAGAACGCGCTGAACAAGATTGTGGCCAACACCTGGGAGCAGCTGGGCCGCGCCGGCTATGACTGGTGGACGCGGGTGAGCACCCAGGAGCACTTCACCAGCCTGCAATCGATTACTGGGACGCTGGTGGGCACGGTGGGGGCGCTGCCGGTGGTGAACGAGGGGGCGGCCTACACCGAGCTGGCGATCGGTGATTCGCCGGAGACGGCCAGCTTTACCAAGTACGGGGGATACATTCCGCTGACGCTGGAGCTGATTGACCGCGACGAGACGCGCAAGCTGAAGGCCTACCCGCGCGAGCTGGCCAGCGCCGGCCTGCGGCGCATTTCTTCGCTGGTGGCGGCGATCTTTACCGCCAACAGCGGGGCGGGGCCGACCATGGCGGACAGCGGGGCACTGTTCAACAACACGGCGACGACCACGGCGGGCGGGCACGCCAACTTGCTGACGGGGGCGCTCTCGGCCAGCCAGTGGGACGTGGTGAGCACGGCGGTCTACAACCAGCCCATGCTGATCAAGAACGCGGCGGGGGTGTATGGCACGGGGCCGAAGATGGCGGTGAACCCGCGCTATTTGCTGGTGCCGCGCGCGCTGCAGCTGGCGGCGATGAAGGTGCTTTACCCCACGCTGGAGAATGCGGCCAATATCTACAGCGAGAACCAGCAGCGCGGCCAGCCGGGCGATGTGGTGACCGTGCCGGAGTGGACCGACGCGACCGACTGGGCGGCGGTCAGTGACCCGCGCATTGCGCCGGCCATTTACGTGGGCGAGCGCTTTGGGATTATGCCGGAGGTGTTCATTGCTTCCAATGAGCTGAGCCCGGCGGTGTTCACCAACGACGAGCACCGGCTGAAGGTGCGCCAGTTCGTGGCGGTGTGGGTGAATGACTTCCGTCCGCTGCACAAGAGTAACGTGACGGGGTAGCCCCGCCCGGGGCGGGGTGGGAGTCACTGCGAAGGGCGCGAAGGCAGAGGAAGGAAAGAGGGAAGCAAGAAGGAGTGGAATTCACCGCGAAGGCGCGAAGAGCGCGAAGGCGGAGAAAAGCGGGAAGGCAGCCAGCAGGCGGCTGGCTGCTTTCTGGAAGGGAGTGAGGCATGGGATACGTGAATGACAAGGCTTTTGCACAGTGGATTGCGCCGGGCGTGATTGCCAGGACGGCTGGGGCGTGGACGCCGACCCTGGCCAGCCACACGGTGGGCGAAGTGCGTACGGCGGAGGCGGGGACATTCAACCTGCTGGCGCCGGTGCTGGTGCCTTCCAACGCGGAAGGGTTGAAGGGGGCGCGGCTGCTGAGCGTGGAGCTGGTCTATAAGATTGGGACGGCGGCGATGACCAGCGTGACCACGGTGGAGCTGGAGAAAGGGCTGATTGCTGCGGACGGTGCGTTGAGCGGGGCGGCGGCGGCGCTGACGCTGGACGGGAACCACAACACCAGCGCGAAGCGCGCGGGGGTGGGCGACCATCGCCTGTTGGCCAGCCTGGACGCGCCGGCCTTTGTGGACAACGATGAGGTGTACTGGCTGTACGTGACCTTCAACGCGCCGGCGACCACGATTTTTACCCTGTGGGGCGCGATTGCCAATTATGAGTTGAGGGCGTGATGGGATACGGGATGTGAAAGGGAGGGACGATGGACGCAGAATGGAGCACGTTGGCGGTGGTGGTGGCGGGGGCGGTGGGTGTGCCGCTGGTGCAGGGAATTAATAAACTGGTCGAAGCGACGGGACGCCGCCTGGAAGGGTTGCCGGCGCTGTACCTGACGGTGGGCGTTTCGGTGGGGCTGGCGGCCCTGGCGCTGGGGGTGAGCGGGGGCTTGGCTCAGCCTTTTTCCTGGGGCCGGCTGGGCGGCGCGATTGCGGGGGTGTTCAGCGTGGCCACGTTGATTTACAAGACGATGATAGAGCAGTTGGCGCAGGAGGGTGAGGAATGATCTACGGCCTGGACTTCAGTTCGTATAGCACGATTGGTGAGGCGGCCAGGATGTTCAAAGAGGGCAGCCAGGCGGTGGATTTTGCGTATATGCGCGGCTGGGCGGGGTACCGCGACGACCAGAAGTTCACCGCGCACAAGAAACTGTTGCTGAACGGGACGGGGGTGAACGGGGCGGTGCTGGCGGGCGCCTATATGTGGCTGGCTTACGACGATGGCCAGCAGGACGGGGACGTGCAGGCGGCCAGCTTCTGGCAGACGCTGACGGCGGGGGGTGTGTGGACGCAGCTGCCGCCGGCGGTGGACGTGGAGCGCCGGCGTTACCTGGTCAATGGGGCCTGGCAATATGCGCCCTTGCCGGCGGTGACGGCCTACATGGACCAGCTGCACCGGGCGGTGGACCTGCTGAGCGAACGATGCGGTCGGCGGCCGGTGTTCTACAGCAACGTGGACGTGATCCTCAACTACCTGTACCCG